AAAATTGAGCCAAACCTTGAAGACCTTGGACAGTACTAGGGTCTAAACCTGCTAACTGCTTCCTTCGTTCTTCTTCTAGTTTTCTGGCTCTAGCAGCAGCAGGCATAGCGCCTATTTGTTGAGCAGTAGTAAATAACCCCTTACCAAAAGAAGGCTGCGCCATTTGTTGTAAAAATTGTTTTCCAAATGTAGCCATAATTAACCTCCTGTAACTGCTTCAATAAAAGTAGCAAACGGATTAGTAGCTGAAGCTGATCTAGCACCAAACAATCCTGACAAAAGCCCAGTACCTGCTTCACCCATAAGGTTAGCCTGTCCAAGACCTGATGCAAGAAGCGCATCAATACCAGAAGCAGAAGCCTCACCAAACAACCCTGTACCGTACAACTGAGCTTGCTGTGCAGCACCTGCCGCAGTTTGACCGGGAGCTAATGCAGCTAACATTTGTTGTTGTGGTAAGTAACTACCCATCAAGTACTGTTGTCCCAACGCAGATAGTCCTGCTTGTTCTTGACGTGCTTGCTGTGCTGCACCAAGACGTGCCTGAGACAACTGTTGAGCTTGCGCTTTCTGCATAGCTAGTGCTTCAGGTGTACCACCAAACTCTGCTGTGCGTACACCAAGTCGACCCTGTGCAGCTAGTCTCTCTTCAAGACCTAACTGTTTAGCGCGTTGCTCTGGTGCTAAAGCTTCTGAGATTTGACCATAGATCTCATCTTCACGTAGTCTAGGATCAGCCTGAGCTTGAGCAAAGAAGTCACCAGCACCTCCGAACATACGCTGTTGAAAAGCCCGTTCTTCAGGTGACATAGCCATTGTGTACTGACCATCAGGACCAGCCGTAAACTGACCACCTGTAGCAGTAGTAACAGTGTATGGTCTAAAGGCAGCTTGTCCAAGTTGAGTTGTAGCTAAGTCTTGACCCAGTTCTAGTCCTCGTTCACCTATACCACCTAAGCGGTTATAAGCGTTTAACAGAAGACCAAGACCAGCTAGGCCTTGAGCGCCTCCGCCGCCTAAAAAACCTGATAGACCGCCTAAGAATTGACCTAAGGTAGACTCTTCGTCACCCAGCATACCAAAGACTTCTTCTGTGCCTATTACGTCTTCGTCCATTATAAATCTCCAGTGTTAAACTGTTTTGCCTAGTAAGGCTTGTATATTAATTTCTTGCAAAGATAGCTCTGCGCCGTTAATGTCTGATTCTACACCTACAACAACAGTAGATCCGTTACCTGTAGCATTTAAAGCTTTACGAATAATCTGAGAACTTTCTCCAGCGTATTCTGATATTACTGCATTATTTACTAAGTTATCAGGGTCATTAAACTCTGCGAATACTGCGTTAGCAACTGGATTATCAGGGTCGTTAAACTCTGCTACTTGTCCTGATTCAGGTATACGGAAAGTTATAGTTTTATATGTAGTACTAAAGTCGTAAGAGTACTTAATAAAAGCATCAGCGTTGCTTGGTCCTATAATAGTAGGTTTTATTTTCTTAATAAATTTTAAACGAGATGGATCACCAAAAGTTAAACTAGGACTGTAATACTTAAAACGGTAGGAATCAGTATTGTCTTGATAGCCTTTGTATTCACTGATACCATCAACAGTTCCTATATACAACGTACCATCTTCAAGACGTTCATAGGCAGTAAAAACAGACGAAGGCCATCTTGTTACTCTAAGAGAACCGTCTTCTAAAGGAGACCTTAAATCAAAACAAAAAGTAGTTTTTCTTCCTACAAAAGAAAGTAAGTAAAAGCTTTCTTCAGGACTATAAATACATCTGAAAGACAGAGATTCTTTTTGTAGTTCATTAATAATGTCTTTTGTTATTGTATTAGACAATGTCCTCATAGGCATTGACTTTTCTTGTACGGTTCTACCAAAACTTCTTAGGCCGCTATGAGACAAAAACAACACATCAGTTCCTGTATGATGCACAGTATCACGGTCAACACAACCTACACCTGCTACAGTATCAACCAGTGACATAGTAGCTGGTGCTTGCGCTCCTTGGTAAACAACAATGCTGTGCCTACCGAAGATAATAAGTAATCCGTTATGTGCCGCTAAAGCTACAATCTCGTCATAACCGTCAGGCCATACTTTAGATATGTCAATGCTACCACTAGTGCCGCCTGTCCATTCATGACCAATCAACAGATCAGACCAGTAAACAGTAGAGTCATTTAAATTAACAGCCCATAAACGACCATAAGCAGCTAGTACTTCGTCAGCAAAAGGAATACCTGATAATCCTCCAGCAACAGTAGACATCTTTTGTAGAGATGTGCCGTTGTATACAAGAGGTTCGTGTCCGTCTTGGAAAAAATAAAGGTTGTCGTTAAAGTCTACTATCTTCCAGTTATCATCAGTAATGTTATACGTTTGTGGAAGATTGGCAGACTCGTCTACTAAAGTAGTAGTACCACTAAATATTTTATTGTCGCCTACAGAAAAAACAACAAAAGTTTCGTCAGTCTTTTTAAATTGCTTTATAGACCTAAGGGGTTTGTTGGCTGATAGGCTACCTTTGTTTGTAGTGACAACTTCATATCCTTTACGAGAAGCAATACGACCACGCTTATCAATAACGGCGTTGTCTGCTACTTCTGCAAACGAAGGGTCTTGAGCAATAGGAGAGTCTTCAGTATTAATACCTTTGAAGGCTGGTGCTACAAGATTGATACTGCTTAATTGTTGTGCCATATTAGATAGTCCTAAAGATCATCTCTTCTGGGTGCTTTGCTGCATCAATAGCAATAGCGTCGGACAAGTACTTATCAGCAATAGTAAAGTATTCAGCAGTAGAAGTACCACCTGTCTCACCACGTTCACGAGCAAGCAACGCTACAGCCATGTGAATCACAGGCTTTGAAGGAACCTTTAACACATCAGTGTTATCAGTCAGTTCTGCTTGTCGCTTAATAACATCAAACCTAAGTGTCTGAGATGCATTAGGACGAGGACTAACAAGTACCTGAGTGTCGCCGTTATCATCTAAACCATCAAAGGTGTAGTATCTAGGTGCGCCTTCTGTTATGTCATTAAGATATAGTTGCTCGTTAAACCAGTCTTTTGTTTGATAAGCTAAGTAACAGTTCTCAGTATCGTTTAAAGCTGACATTACTTTTACGTTGTCACCACACCCTGCCAAAGAGTGTTGATTATCGCCAGTAGAAACATTAATACTAATAGTAGTACGTAAAGCAGACCAGTCGGTTGACTCCTCTACCATTACTTTAGCGTCGTTAATGAAGTCACCAACCATCTTTGCATAAGTAGATTCTGTAACACTTGTTACTTCTTCTTCACGCAAACGACGCAGCACGTTGTTCATTATGTTTAGGTATGTCATTTCAAGTACTCACTGAATAAACTACTTATAATAGGTGCATTAGGAACAACAGCCTTAGGCAAAGCTACAGGGGTGTACTGAAGTCTTCGCATAAAAGGAGTAAAGTCACCTGTAGGTCTTTGTACTCCAACACCAGTAGCCGAAGTAGCGCCACCGCTCCCAACACCAGCTAGGATGTCTTCAGTTTCTCCGTCGTTAAGACCACCACCATAGTCGGTTCTTTGACCGGGTTCATCAAAGACTGAGTCAATACCCTCGTCATCTCCTAAGAGTAAATCAACATCGCCTAACAAGTCACCTGCCGTTACTTCTTGAGCATCATCTACTGCTCCTCCTATTACTCCTTGTATACCTCCTACCGGATCTTCAGCAATGTCACCAATAACTCCCGGTAGGTTTCCTGCTAATATATCCTCTAGAACCTCTTCTACGGTCCCTATAACCATGTTAGGAGAAGAAGAAGGTAAGCCCGGTATGCCCGGAATAAACACCGTACCAGAGCCTATAGGAGCGCCTGTGGGGAGATTTACGCCTACACCAGCACCAATGTACTCATCAAAGATGGACTGAGGTGTGATCTCTGGTGCGTTTTCCGCTATCCAATCTAGTACTTGTTCAACAGTGCTTCTGTCGTCTTCTTCGTCTGTATCACCCCCAGATATAGCAGCTAGTGCAGCATCAAGAGCATCCTGTACTGTTGTTACTACGCCTTCAGTAACTGTGTCTACTGCTCCTTCTACTACATCAGTAATAGGTGTAGGGGGATCTTCTTGACTAGCTAACCATTGATCCCAACCACCAGCATTTTCTATCTGCTGTGCAACTTCTCTTAGCTCATCAGGCGTTGATGTTGGACCAAAGTCTCCTCTGATTGCTGCAATAGCCTCAGCAGACACGCCTTCAGGTATTCCTTGCTCACCAATAATAGTGTCGTAGAGAACTTGAAAGATACTATCTTCTCCTTCAATATCTTCTCTTGGTCTCATGTCATCTTCAGGAAGAATTTCCATATTACGATCAGAAGCACGAGCAGCAGTCATAGCAGCATCCTGAGCAGGATTACGAGTATCCATCATTCCAAACGCAGAAGGGTCTGCTCTAACAATACCACGCTCAAAAGCTGTAGGTGCAGACACACCACGAGGGTTTGCTTCTCTTATAAACCTTTCAGTATAATGATAACGAGGATCATCAAGTATAGACATAGTTATTTTTTCCAGTTAGCCAGACCACGAAGGCCAAACGAGGCCGCTACAGCAGCACCAAGGAAACCTTTGTACCACTCAGGCATAGCTTCTAAGGCAGCAAACCCGTCCATAACAATAGGAACCATACTAGGGAAGAACGCTAGTACACACGGTATTGAAAACAACAGTGTAAACCATTCGTCTTTCCAAGAGTTAGCTGCATTGTTAGCATGGATGTTTTCCCAGTTACCGTCCTGCTGTATAGCTACCATCTTAGCTTCATGGACAGCTTTCTTCTCTTCAGCTTTACGTTGGAAGTAACCACCAACAAGATCTGCTACTGGACCAATAAGAGTTT